TGTTAGCAATGGATTTAAGAGTCGCAGACAACTGCTTAAAGGACATGCCCTTCAACAGGGCGTCTTCCACACCACCTCTGCCCAGCGTACCAAACCCAGCAGTAATGAATCCGGTAAAAGCGCCCGCCATCAACGCGCCACCTAATGCCCTGTCGTGAATCTCCTCGCGGCTCAGGTCAGTGCTTTTCTGCAACTCATTGAAGAGAGTTCCATATGTGGCCCCGCCAGAACGTGTGGCCGCAGGGACAAAAGAAGCTGCCCCGATACCAACTCGCTTTGCCAGAAGACTATTATAGCCTTTAATTGCTGCTAAAGCTCCTTCAGTCCCGCCATCTTTGACGGACTGTTTGATAAGCTCTTTAGTTAAAAGTGTCTGGGCTAATGCTTCCGCACCTTCTTCCCCAGTTTCGCGGAGCACAGAAGTGGTAAGGGCTTTTCCCAAACCCTTGGCTGTAAACCTCGCCCCTTGTCGGGCGGCAAAATAAGCAGCCCCACCTGCTCCTGCGGCGGGCAGGGTGACTGTTGCAAGGGCAGCAGTAGCAGCTACGTCCACCAAAAGAGGTGCAATAGTTTCACCAATATCTTGGACAAACCCAAAATCTTCGCCAAAAAGTTTAGCTACTTCCCGTCTGTCGGAATTACGGCGGGCAGAATTGACCAAGGTATCTTGTGCCCAACCAGCACCAAAAGCAGCGGGAGCAGCAGCCACTAGCCCCGTGACGGAATCCCAAAGAGACCAAGCAATGCCCTTGGTTCTTTCTGCGAACTCGTTGTAGTTCTTCTCGTCTACTAAGAAGTCGGAAAGGATCTCATGGTTAGCTTGGGAATTAGCCCGCCCTTTTGTCAGTGCGTCTGTCCACTCGTCGGCCTGAGCCGAACGGCCCAGCAGCTCGCTCATGTGGCTAAAATTACTCTCCAAGAAAGCTGTCCGGCTATTGGTCAGCATCTCTTTTACAGAGCCATCAACATCTGGACGAGCAGCAAGCATGCGGTCAAACACGTCCTTGTTTGCCATTGCAGCAGGGTGAACCACAGGGCCAAGGTATCCGTATGTCCGAATGTTTTTGCCCACTTCGTCATCCCCATCGTGGAACTCAAACTTGTTGTTGGAGTTCGCGTCATTAAGGATGATCTGCTTATACGCAGTCTGCACCTCCTCCAGATTAAAAGCATCACTCTCCCTGATGCCCTCTACGTTGTTCAATTTGCGGGCTAATTCTTTAGTTGCCTCATCAAAGTGAGCACTACCTGCTTGGGCAATGGCCGCACGTTCTGCTCTGGCAGCGGCGGTCCTTTCATCCTGATCGCCTCCCGTTATTTTACCAATCAACCAACCAGCGGCATCACTGATGTCTTGGCCGGAATCATCCAGAAACATTTCCCAAGCGTCACTCTTGTCATACTCAGAACGAGCAAGGCGCGTCCCGTGACCGGAGATCTGGTAGCGTAAACTTTCATCCTGCTCCGCAAGCTCCATGATCATGTCGTGGGCCTCACGCAAACGCTTGTATTTATACTTGGGTAGCTCCGTGCCTTTCTGAAGAGACAACTGTTCTTGGGCAATATAAGCATCAGAAAGCTGCACCCCGCCTAATTTAGAATCTTTCAGGGCCGTGATCAGGTCGCTCTTGGTAGCGCGGTCGCCAGCAATAAATTCAGGCTCCCCATCATCCCCAGTAACAACTGCAAATCCAAGTTCGCCGCTGTGGACGGCTGTGCGTTTGACATCGTCAAAACGAGTATCAACGATCTGCTCTACCTGTTCTCTAGCCGCTTCAAGGTTATCAATGGTGTCCGGCATCGCTTCTGGATCAGCAGCGACAACCTTATTAAGCGCCTTATAACGAGTAACCGCATCCCAGTCAGGGTCTTCGTGCCCGATTGTTGACTGGATAAGGTCTACCTTATCGTCAAAAGCCCTCTCAGTAGGCTTGTAAAACGACTCCAGCATATCGGGGTCGTCTTCTGCAACCAGTCCTTCCCTGAGAAGGGAGCTGGAGAGGCCGGAACGGATCTCCTGTTCAATGTCTACATTATACTGATCTGCCCCAATATACTGTTCCCGTAAATAATTAGAGTAATCTAGCCTGTTCTGTATCTGATCGTCATTAAGAGGAACGGTATCAGACCATTCGGAATACTTCTGGACTTCTAGCGGGGCCGGAGGTTCCGGTGTTTTCCCCATGAGGATTTCAAAATCAGTCATAGCTGAAATGTGCTTAGGATATGTAGATTAAGGATTAGTCGAAATTGGAGGCAATAGTCGGGGCACCAGTAGCCGTCTTGCCAGCGGCGGCAGTGCTCTCATTAAGTCTCCGCACCGATTGGTTTATGGTGCGGAGAGAAGCGCGGAAAAGATCTTTGGTAGATGAATTCTTTACAAACTCAGGATCAAGGTTCGGGTTGAGCGTAAGGATTATTTCCTCCAGACTTTCCCGCTCCTCCGGTTTGAATTCAATTTTGCCAGTAGCTTGGGGTTCCTGCACCACTCCTGTCTTCAGCGATTGAGCAATGAAGTCATCATCAACAGCACCCATCTTCAAGAGAGTAGCTTCATGTTGCAGGAGTCTCTTACGCTTGTTATCAATGTTGGACTTGAATTCCGCCCGCTCAAGTTCCTGCTGTTTTTGCTTTGCTGACACTTCAGAGCGGCCTTTATAAACCAAGGCAAGGTCGTCGTAGGCTTGCTCTTGGCTGGTAATTTCAGCTCCTCCTGCGGAAGATGGATCAGTAATGCGCTTCCTAACCGCATCATGTGCCCCCACTTGGCCAAGAGTGTGGAGGATGCCCGCATCACGCTGTTCCTTGCGGCGTGCATCTTCCTCTTCCTTGCGAATCTTGGCTGCATTCGCTTGTGCCGTCTGTGCCGCAGACGAGAACATATTCTGCATAGCAGGGCTGTAGGGCAATGCCCCAGCCATGCTCATCTGCAAACGGGTAATGTCGCTGGTCTGCTCAAACGCATCCTTAGAGTCATCATTCAGGATAGTATTCAAATTGTCCATGAGGGCAGGCATATGCTCCATTGCCTCAATTTCTCCTTTAGCTTTTCGCCGTGTAGCGGCTAAGGCTTCCTGAGATCTTTGGTAAGCCAGATCCTGCTGCTGCATATTGAGCAGGTTGTTCGCCATCTTCATCGATTGCTCCCGTAGAGGGGTAATCGTCTGTGTGTCAATATCCTGTAGTTGCTGGAACTCAGACTGACGCAAGCCGCCCACAGGAAAAAACTGTGCGCGAAGAGGGGCGATGTCCGTATTGAAATTAAGAGCCATGACTAAATCCCGCGTTGGATATTAGAATAGGGGTTCTGCCCAAGACCTCGATACTGCATCCCAGCACGACCAGTCCCGCCACCACTATTCAACCCTTTGAGTCGCCTGTCCAATAACTTGTTGGCGTAGTCCATATACTTCTTATTGTACGCTTGGTTCTGGCGGGTCAAATCTATGGCTTCTTGTTGTTTTGATGCCACACGACCCCGTTGTTCCTCAGTCATTATATTTGGCTCGTTTATGCCCTGTATGGCAGCGGCACCAAATAATTGATTAGCCTGAGTTGTCGCCCCCATGCGGCGGGCGGCCCTACCTGCACGACGCAGGGCACCAGATTTCGTTCCTAATTGGCGTGGCGCTTGGCTCAAAGCCCCGCCAAAACCGAACGGTTGGTCTTCGTCCTTTTGGTCTGCAACAGCAGCATCGTAGGCTTTTTCAGAAGCAAAGTCTTGTCTCCTTAGACCGCCCGCATCCACTGGGGGATTGGAGGCTTGCATCATTCTTTTACCAAGTTCGCCTTCTGAAAGATCAGGATTTAAAGTAGACGGGGGCGTAAAGAACGGGCTGTCTTTGTCTTCCGAAGCCAGTGTGTATCCCCTTTTTCGATCTTCGGCAGTTTTGCCCGTAATTACACCAGACCCCGCCACAGGTTTCTTTGCTGATTTTAAGAGGCTCGCCTTGGGGCTTACCTCAATGGCTTGGTCCCCTTGGATGTCAAAAGTTTTGGCCCCAACAAGAGGGTTACCATACTCGTCTTCTTCTTCTTTAGATGCGATTCCTTTAAGCCCCATGATTACCGAAGGTAAAAGGACAAGTTACCTTTTTTGGGCCTTAGTGTCAATTCCAGCAATTCAGTAGCGGGAGTGGCAAGCGAGTTCAAAAAGTCCTCTCTAATACATGTGGGCTTATTGGAGAGTCCAATAAGCCCATACGTTTTACAGAGGACTTTTTGAATCAGGAGATCAGATTTGCCTCTGGATTCTCCAGCGCCTTACCCAAGGACTGGATTGTAACCCGCTTCTTGAACCCCCCACCCTGCTCCTCTTTTGGTGGATCAATGGCCACGAGTCCCAAACGCTGGCGAGCGCAATCCAGTGCGAGGAAGGCAGCGTCAGCCAAGTCGGGGCTTCGACCGAAGCGGGACTTGAACTCTGGCTTGGATTCAATTTTCACCTTGAGGGAGCCAGTCTTGATCATGTCGTAGTTGCGGGCACACATCTCTTGGGCCAGATCTGAGCTGATCCCATAGATCTGCTTCGTCCTCATAAGTTCCTTACCCACAAACCATAACTCAGAAACACGGTTAACGTAGAGTTCCTCGCCGGTCAGTTGACTGTTCATAGAAACACGCTTATCAGACGCCTTCCCACCAAACGTGACACGCATGAAGTTGGGCGACCACTCACCAGCCAGCACGTCGCAGAAGGGTGCCCCCGCTCCAGTGGAGTCAACCGCCACGTTTTCAGGGGAAACGCCCCTTCTTTTACAATGGTCAACGATTTGTTGGACGATCTGGTAAGTGCGCGGAACCGCCTTATTCGTAGCGTCATCGTTCAAATGGAGCGCGTCCGTGAACTGGCAGACGTATTGCCCGTTCTTGGCATACCCTACTTCAGCAATCGACAGGATCGTCCGGTCTCCCCCATTGGTGAAAGCGGGGTCCACGCCCGCTACTGTTGTAGGCTCACCTTCCCAGTCTACCTGCCCCAGCGCCCCACTCTTCGATAACTCTGACTCCCCATAAATTCCGGTTGTTTCGTCACTGTCGAAGAATACGGCCCGAATCATCCGCATATACCCACGAGATGTTGGCCCCAGCAGGAGGCGGTCCTCTTCCAGTTTGGCGGCGGTCGGGAGCCAAGGGTACTTGGTCTCCCCTAATAGTATGTTTGGACTGCGTTCGCCGTCGAGCCGGATATAGTTGCCACCCCACTTGGTATCCCATCCGTCAGCAGTCTGGATGTCTACTGAGTCCCATCCGTCTTTTGGTTCTGACCATACTCCGAAGGCATCAAATCGGCTGTTTGGGTTAGACATCCCAATAAGCTGAAAGGACGGGTTCTTGGACAGGTTGGTCAAACCCGCATTCAGGATAGCCTCTGACAACTCAGCCAGCTCGTCACCAATCAAAATTACCCTTTTTTGCTTTATTCCGATGAATTTACCAACGGCCTCGCGAGTCTTACTCTTTTCAGCAGCGATGAGCGAAAGCCCTGCTCGTTCGATAAGAGTATCTTTCTCATCAACATAAGCCGCATTACCTATTGAATCCCGCACCCTGATTGGTGCGCCCTCAATCACAGACAGGAGGGACATAACACTACCCCAGATACGTTTACGGGCTTCGCGTAGGGTGGTGGAAGTCATCAAGACCAGCGTGTCGCGTGGTTGTGACAGCCAGTTGATGATACCCCAAGCTGCCATCGTGTGTGATTTTCCAGATGAAGCAGACCCCCCAATCGACAGGTATTTATTCTTCAACGCGGCGCGAATCATCTGTTCAGCCCAAGGATGGCGCACCATCATGGGTTCGGGCAGATCCTCGTGGTTCCATAGCTCGTCACACAGCCGCCAGAAGTAATACTCCTTTGCGATTACTTTCGGATGGTGTGCAAATCCATAAAGCAGGGCCGTTACCAAACTGGTAGGCGGGATCAATAACCCACCTACGTCTAATTTTTTTGTTTTTGCGTCAATACGCGGCTCAAGAACGCGCTTGCGTTTATTTGGGTCGGAGGGCATGATTAAATCAGAGCCAACTTTACTGTTTTCAGAATGGGGGACAAGAACGAAGGAAACAACGAAATCGTCCAAGAGGCATTGCGGATGAATGCGGAGGGGATGACAAACGCTGCTATTGGTAGGCGGTTGGGAGTTCACCAAGGGACTGTTCGCCGGTGGTTTCGCAAACTTGGCCTGCCACCAAAGAAGGCGGGTTTCAAATTACCCGACAAGGGTGCAGACAAAGACAAGCTCAAGGAAGACCTTGAAGTGCATCTTGAAGAGATGACTCAGGAAGCAGCAACTGAAGCAAAACTTACAGCTTCAAGAGAAGAGGACAAGATCCTCGCGGAAATAGCGGAGTCGCAGAACTCGCCCGCCGACAAGTACCAGCACTACGTCGCGGCAGCAGGCATCAAACTACTACGAGACGGCATGAGGTCTATTAAGGGGCCAAAGACCGTCCGAGAGATGTCAGAGCTAGATCAACTTATCAGACGGAACCTTGGCTTGAATGCCAAGACAGGTGGCGGCGGGAGCCGTATGCAGATCGATATATCGATCCTCAATAATTCCAAAGCTGACAAGGGAGAAGGCTCGCTGGACAAGATGAAGGGTAAAACCATAATCGATGTGGACAGCGATGGCAGTGTGGCATGATAGGTTTAGTTTAGATTTTGACGGTCCAGAGGACACAGAGGGACACCTTTCCCTGACCCTCTTGAGCGAGTTATCTGAAGCATATATGGGGGTAGTTTACCATCCCAACGGACCCCCCATAGCCTGTTATAGTCATCCTGTTGCGACCGCGATCCTTTCGCATAACTGGAATATCTCCCCCCGCGCAGCGTCAAATCTAATTGACTATCTAGCAGAAAACACTAAAGGTAAGTCCGCTCCCGCTTTCCTCAAGTCTTAGAATGTCCGATGTACCCCCAGAGACAGCTCATCGAAGATCCTCTAGTGTTGCGCCGGAAGGACTTGGGGGAAAATAAATTCACTTACCGAGTTACCTTAGCTAAAGGAGCATACTTCAGAGTGGCTCCCTCCACATGGAAAGAAGTTCTTTTTATCCGGCTACTGGAAAAGGGCCACACCCTTGAAGTCCCCGCTGATGGAGACGGCCTACTTATCAAGGACTCAGCCATCCCCCAACCACCCCCACGATGAACACCGAGCAACTCCTCCGCATCCACGAAGAAACGTCCGAAGCTGCGCGGGACATAATGCGGCAGAAAAACTCCGACTACACCGGAGGCTCTGGCGCAACGGATGCGCTGGCAAACTTCAAGGCATCCCTGTCCTTGAACCTGCACCCTGTAACCGGACTCCTGCTTCGTGTGCAGGATAAGCTCATGCGTATTCGCTCGTTCGTGGCCGATGGTGAATTGCGCGTGGTCAATGAGTCAGTGGAGGATGCCTGCGACGACATCGTCAATTACGCCATCCTGTGCAAAGCGTTGTTGCGGGAGGAAGCGGAGAGCAAAAAGACGCCGCCCCCCGACACTTCCAAAGACCCTTTCCGGTTCACTAACACCCCCGTTGAACTGACCCACATCGAAACCCCCCAGTGATCGTTGGAGTTGATAACGGGCTGGACGGCGGGCTGTGTGCTATCGCCCAACTCAATGGGAGCCTTATCGACAAGACCGCGATGCCCTGCCAACAGCGCAGCAAGAAGCGGGAGGTAGACATCCGTAAGGTTAATGAATGGTTATTGGGATTCAACACGCCCTTTGTGCTCGCCATCGAAGAACCATTGGCCCATGCGAAGAGTTCGCAAGCGGTGCGCTCTATGGCTATTTCATTTGGCAAGCTGCTGGGTATGGCCGAGTGCAAGGGCTACACGGTGGCCCGCATTAGTGTCCATAAATGGCAGCGCAAAATGCTGGGGTTCACCCCCAAGGGAAGAACCAAGCAAGTGGCATTAGAGCTGGCCCAGAATCTGGAGCCCTCAGAAAACTGGTTGAAGAACAAGAGGTGCAAGGTTCCACACGATGGGATTGTTGATGCGTTTCTGATAGCCCACTACTACCGCTCTGGGCTAAAAGAAAAAAACTGATTTGTGTTGTCTGCTGGAGCACCTTGTGGTAAAGCCACTCTCCGTGCCCCGCTACACTAGACCAGAACACGTCGAAAAGTTCTTTGAACAACACGACATACCCGTAGCAGACAAGCCCTCCTTCTACTGGAAAGCAATCCAGCCCGCTTTTGAGTTGGGCTTCAATGTTGGAGTGTCCCCCGCAGGAGACATAGTCGTCTTCACCCCACACCAGCATCGTAAGATCTACCGTGGGTTCAAACAGACTAAGTACCATCTGGGGATGGTGCTGATGCACGCAATGTTGAACAACCCACTACACTAACTAATGAAAACGCTTTTCCCAAAACAACAGGAAACACATGACTTCTTTGTTGAACAACAACAAGTGGGTAATTGCACCTGTGACACCTCGCACACAGGGATAGGTAAAACCGTCGTTGCATGCCAGATGGCCCTGACCCTTGGCAGACCTGTAGCGGTCATATGTCCCAAGTCGGTGATTCCCTCATGGGGGCGCGAGATGAAGGAAACAGGGTTATCCCCCCTCTTCATTCTAAACTACGAAAAGCTGCGAACAGGGAAGACCCCCCACATGTCCAAAAGGGGGAAGAAGTTCATGCGATGGTTATTGCCTAAAGGGACTCTTGTCTTGGTAGACGAAATACATAAATGCAAAGGCCCATACACCCAGAACGCACAACTGTTGATCTCCCTAATACAGCAGGGCTACTCAGTGCATGGGATGTCGGCTACCGCCTCTGAAGACCCAACTGAGATGCGCGGGCTGGGGTTCATGCTAGGGTTGCATTCCCTGAACAAACCAGTAAACGAGCTGCATAGTTGGTATTCATGGATGCTCCGAAACGGGTGTGATCAAAATGAATGGGGAAAATGGGAGATGACTGATCCAGACTACCTGCCCTTCCTGAAGGAGGAAATGTATGAAAAAAATGTAAAGAAACTGACAATCGCGGACTTCCCCGATTCATTCAAAAAGAACAGAGTGATCATGGACCCTCTTGCATTTAGCAATGGGAAACAAATAAGGGCCGCTTATGAAGAAGCAGAAGTCACGCCAGAGATTATCCGCCACTTTATCGAGCACGGAACCGTGGAAGATAGCGAGCATGTGCTCACAAAAATCTTACGCGCCCGACAACTAGCGGAAGCATTCAAGATCCCTGACCTAGTAGAGATGGCAGAAGACCTGACGCTAGAGGGGAAGAGTGTGGTTATCTTTGTTAATTTCTCTGACTCAGTCCAGACACTGTGCCAGAACCTGAACTGCGATAGAATCCAAGGTGGCCAATCCGTTGAAGAACGGCAAGAAGCTATTGATAGATTCCAAAACGACGAGAAGCACATCCTCGTAGCCAACATTGCGGCGGGGGGAACGGGCATTTCCCTGCATGACACCAAGGGAAACCGGCAGCGGGTATCGATCATATGCCCGTCATTCTCTGCCAAAAACCATCTACAGACGCTGGGCCGCATTCACCGCAACGGAGCCAAAAGTGATGCAATCCAGAAAGTAGTTATCGCCCACGACTCCATCGAAGAAGTTGTCATGGACTCCATCACAAACAAGATAAAGAACCTAAATACCCTCCACTAATATGAACACACCAGACCACTCATCCAGAGGACACGCTGAATTCTCCCCCTCTTCCCTGAAGTACGTCGCCGCTTGCGCGGGATACGAAGGGAAGAGTGGGACTTCTGCTGCCGCCGAAATGGGAACCCGCATCCACGAAGCACTGGAAGTCCGTGACCCATCCGCCCTCCACAATGAAAAAGAGACAGACATCTACGACCAGATCGTGGAGATGGAAGCGGACTTCATGGGTAACTTCCCGCCCGTGAAGGAAGAACACAACGAGATCCAAGTTGATGTTGCGCTAGACGGGACAGAAACATGGGGAACCTGTGATAGATTTCTGATCGTGGCAACTAACGGGAGCGAATTTCATTTGCCGTCCGATGTAGCTGTGATGGCCGACTACAAAACGGGTATCAGTATCATCGACCCGCCTGAACATAATTGGCAGGCAAAGGCTTATGTGGTCGGGGCTTTCCAGAAATTCAAAGACATCAACAAGATCATCTTTGTCTTTTATGTTCCGCAGCATAACGACTGCCTGCACCACACCTTTGATCGCAGTGATCTACCCGCTCTAGTCGAAGATCTCAGCATCGTCATCAAGCAGGGCGAAGAAGTTCGGCCCAAGTGGGCCAAAGGGGAGATAGACCTCAAGGACTGCACCCCGACTCAATACTGTCGGTTTTGCAAACACGAAGACGCCTGTCCCGCGCTGGGTGGGCTGGTCATCGACGTAGCGAAGAAGCTCGACTCCACTATCCCAGACGTGGATCTGGAGAACATTGACGACCCTGCCCGTTTATCGGAACTCTTCAACATTGCCAAGATCGTGGAGAACTGGGCTGCGCGTATCAAGGAACGGGCGAAAGAAGTAGCCCTGAGTGGGGTCAGCCTTGATGGGCTGAAGTTGAGGTCTATGGGCAAGGCCCGAAAGATCACTGACAACGAAACGCTTACGCGAATAGCGGAAGAATTCGGGGTCGAGCCGACCGCTCTGTTAGAGCAGGCCAATTTTTCACTTTCTAAGATCGCAAAACTCGTTGGCTCTCAGGCAGAACGAGGCGAGAAGAAAAAAATAGAGCGTAATTTCATTGACGCTTGTGACGAAGCAGACATCATCCACACCTCTGACGAACGATTCTCAATCGTGAGTCAATAACCAAGAACCAAGAACCAAGAACCAATGAGCAAGAAGAAAGAAGAAGGGGACTTAGCAGTCGCAGAGGCCCACCACCACAAGTCAGAACTCGCTGCTGCTAACGCCAGCGGAATCACCATCTCCTCTACTGACATTGACGTGCCTCGCGTAAATGTCGTTCAGAAGACAAGTGAGATTGACGCCCCCTTGGGGGCCGTTGTTCTCGACAAACAACATGTGTTGGCTGAAGCAGACGAAACGATCCCCGTTGCTGTTCTCTCCGTCCTAAAAGGGTGGCGGGAGAACATCGACTATGACAGTGACGAAATCCCTCAGATTGCATACTCGCAAAAAGAGGCAGATGATATCAAAGCAACCTCTGAGTATGACATGCTTGAGTTCGCTGAGATAACCATCCTGTTCAAACAACCGGAAGGTTCGGACAACGATGCGGCATACCCGTTCCCGATTGGGGACGACAATTATGCCATCGGGCGGCTTAACACCGCCAAGGATGCTTACCGCCAGACGTTCAAGCGTCTCGCTACGTTCGCAGCATTCAACCCGAAAGCATCGTTGCAACACAGATTGTGGGACTTTAAGAGTTCCCTGATCAGCCGTGGAAAATACTCGTGGTTCGCGCCATCTCTGTCTATCCGTCAGGACGAACCTACGGATGATGTAAAAACCTTCGTAGGAGCCTTCTCGTAATGGAGGCATTTACAGAATGCGGGGATAGTCCTCTGGCAGCGGAGCATTTCAACGGACTTCTTAATGAAGAAGTTCAAATGATTAACAGCACCATTGCTGACATGGAGGATAAAGTTCAAACAGCTTGCAGGGCTTTACGGAAACTAGAATGTGTCCGCGAGGCTTTGCAGAACCAAATCAGGTCAAATGAGGAGCAGCTCAAACTTGGCCTTGATGACGAGTAACTAACCCTTAAACCCGCTCCGGCCCATTTTCCACCGGAGCGGGTTTTTCCTTATGATCACATGGAGACCTATGCCTTGGACTTTGAGTCCTACTACGACAAGAGCTGCTCAATCAGGCGGCTAGGCCCACTGGGATATTTTTCTCACCCAGATTTTGACGCCTACATGGTGTCCGTCGTTGGCAACAACGACTACCAATTCGTCGGGCACCCTAAAGACTTTGACTGGGGTATCCTCAAGGGGAGTCGTGTGTTATCCCACAACGCATCGTTTGACGAGACCCTGTATTTCTTCGGAGTCGAAAAGGGGTGGTGGCCCAGTGTTGAATTCGCTGAGTGGCAATGCACAGCAGACATGGCTGCGGCTTGTGGGCTGCCCCGTTCACTGAAGAACGCAACAGCAGAAGCCTTCGATCTGAAAATCTCCAAGACCACTCGCGACAACATGGCCGCGAAGCGGTGGGAGAACATGCCGGAGGATTTCCAGAAGGAGGTCAGCGAGTATGCTCTAAAAGACTCTGTGCTGTGTCTCAGATTGTGGCAGGAATACAAAGACAAGTGGCCTGACCACGAGAGACTAATCAGCCTGACCAACAGGAGGATTATCCAGCGCGGGTTGCCGATGGACGCCGACCTCCTCAAGGAGCAACTGGAGACCATAAACCAGAGGCTCTTTGAAGCGGAGACAGCTATCCCTTGGGCAGGGGAGAAGCCTCTGTTAAGCAGAGCCGCTTTTGACGAAGAGTGCTACAAGCACGGGATTGAACCCCCCAAGTCTCTCGCCCAGACTGATCTGGATACCCAAGAATGGCTGAGACAACACGGGTATAAGCACACATGGGTGGGGGCCGTTACAAACTGGAGACGTATTAACGCGCTCAAGAAAAAGCTGGAAGCCTTCGATTACGCTACCTTACCAGATGGCCGCTACTATGGTGGCCTGATGTATTGGGGTGGGCATACAGGACGCTTCTCTGGCAGTGGCGGGAACCTGAACCTTCAGAACCTTCCCCGCGACGAGATGTTTGGGGTGAATCTGCGCCACATGATTCGTGCGCCCAAGGGTAAGAAGCTCGTCGTAGTTGATCTATCCCAGATCGAGGTGCGGACGTTATGTTGGCTTGCGGGGGATCAGGCGACACTGAATGAGATCGCTAAGACAGAGGACATCTACGAGGCATTCGCTATTAGGATGGGGATGTGGTCAAAAGATAAAAGGCCGCTGAAAGAGACAGACCCCAAGAGGAGGCACAAGGTGAAAGCTATTGTGCTTGGTTGCGGGTACGGCGCGGGGGCAAAAAAGTTCTCTGAGATGTATGACATGCCGAAGGGAGAAGCAAAGGCAGCGGTAGATCTCTATAGAGAAAGGCTTTCTGCTATCCCTAAATTCTGGCGCAAGATCAACAGCACGTTGAGGTCATGTTACAACACAAGGACTCCATACGTCGCTCCCCTCCCTTCGGGGCGCAATATCAACTATGGCAGGATAAAACTGGTTCTGCAAAACGAACGGTTCAGCCATCAGGCGATTGTCAGCCGCAATGGTAAGAGACTGCCCATGAAGCTGTGGGGAGGTGTCGTAGCAGAAAACCTGTCGCAAGGACTTGCGAGGGACATCTTTTCAGACATGATCGTCAGGCTGGAAGAGGACGGGATCAAATTGATTTTCCACGTCCACGATGAAGTTGTAATTGAGTGTAACGAAGATGAAGCGGAATCAATTCTGGAACGAACAATCGAGATCATGTCATCGCCGCCGACGTGGATACCCGACATACCCTTGGCGGCTGAAGGACAAATTCTTACCCGTTACCAGAAATGAAGTATCGCTATCTCAAGAATCTCCGCGATAACAACGCACATTACACGTCTGATCTCAGCAAACTAAAGAAGCAGAAACCCTCTTTTGCAACCAAGGCTGAATACAGGGAGTGGTGTGCTGATGCCCAGACCGACCACGTCTTCTACTCCACCGTCGAGGGGAGGGCACCATCGAAGAGAGTAAGTAACGACAACCCCGCCCATAAAATATACGGGGTCACCGCAGACTACGACGCTTCGGTTGACTGGGTCGCTATTGACAGTGACCTGAAATTCAAATGCAACGTGGACAAGAAACCAACGTGGAGGTCTAGAACTCAATCGGGATACCTTCGGCTGGTCTGGGAATTTGTGGACCCAATACCCATTGAGCCCGACATGTTCGACACATTTATGTTGAACATGATGAAGTCTCTTCAACTGAACAAGTTATTTGCAGGCTTCGACAGTTCATCGTTACGCGCTAACCAGTATTTTGAATTAGGGGAAGAGTGGGTTAAAACATCTACCCCATTAGACTCGTCTGTTGTTCAGGCGGCTTTGGCGAAGTCTGTATCTGACAGACCTCCCCAATCAAACGATACGTCCATACCCATCAACACGGTCGCGGAAGAAGTGGAATCACGTTTCCCCAACAGGTGGGTGGGGGACTTTGAGATTGGGTCACGCGGCCCATTGTTCTGGATTGATGATGGCATCAACAGGGACGGGTGCCAAGTAGTTGAAGACGGTATCGTTTGTTACAGCGACAGAGCTGGCAAAGGGTTCATGTCTTGGCGTGACATCTTCGGCGCACAATTCGTCAAGGACTACGAAGAGAGGAAGCTCGCAGGGCTGCTGGACGAATACTGGTTTAACGGTAGGTCGTTCTTTAAGGTTCTATTCAACAGTGCCGTCTCGATACCTCGTGACCAGTTGATTCTGGAATTCAAGCAAGCGGGGTTTTCTCCAAAGCCGCGCAAGAACCAACCACTATCGGAAGTTGAGGCCGCGATACTGACAGTCAGTAACCAGAACAGGATCGATGAGATCGCCCCTGTTGTTTTTTCTGATGATCGGGTAGTCAGTTATAACGGGCACAGGATCTTGAATTGTTCCAACATCAATCCGGTCGAACCAGATTCAGATGGAGACCCATCCAAGTGGCCCTTCCTGCACAAGTGGTTGGGGCAGTTGTTTGTAGATAGCGGAAAACAACCCGCCTTGGATTATTTTTATTCGTGGCTCAAGAGGTTCTATATGGCCGTCCTTGAGAAAGAGTTCGTGCAGGGACAGGCCATGCTTCTGGTTGGGCCAACAAATAAGGGCAAGTCGCTTCTATCAAACAGGGTTATCAGTGGTCTGGTCGGGGGCTATGCCGATGCCTCAGACTACCTGTCGGGACAGACGAAGTTCAACAAGGACTTGGGGCGGGTAGCAACATGGGTGATCGACGACACCACTTCGGCAGCTTCTTTCCAAGATCAACGCAAAGCCACAGAGCTAATCAAACGTGCAGTAGCAAACCCCCGTGTTGAATATCAGGCCAAGTATGCTGATTCCTTGAGTGTCCCGTGGACAGGTCGTGTTGTCATGTCGCTCAACATGGACATCAACAGCCTGTCTGTGATCCCTTCTCTAGATAGTAGCAACAGGGATAAGCTGATGGCGCTGCGGGTTAGTGACAAGGCCACCAGTGATTTCCCCCGCAACTCCATCCTTGAGAAAACCATCGAAAAGGAACTGCCCTTTTTCGCCAAGTTCCTCATCGATTGGGTAATACCCAAAGAAGTTGAAGACGTGGGACGGTTTGGTGTGCAGTCCTTCATCGACACCACAATCGCAGACGCGGCCTATGACAATAGTAGCCGGAGCACTATCGCGGAGTTGGTGGAGTTCTTCGTCAAACGATGCCGCGAACTGAACGATGCAATGACTCATTGGACTGGAACCCTCACAGAATTCCAAGTGGCCGTCCACGATTTCAACAATGGCCGAAATGTAGGTATGTCAAACAACCTTGAATTTGTCAGGAGGGGCATGGCCACGTTGGAAGAATCTGGGAAGAACAACCCCCATGTTAGGCCCATCAAATCGAGGGGCAAGGGTGGGGGCAAGATATGGGAGATCAACCTTTCCTCTTCTTACGATATCGATGTGATGACTCAAATGAATCAGGCCGTCGCAGTGCTTTAATGGGGAGGTGATACCCGTCACATAGGTAAGTAAAGCCGTCCTTATCTGACTCCCCCTTCTTCTTAAAGTTTTTGGGCTTGGTCACATGGTAGCAACTCGCCCACCCCAGTAGCCAGACTTTGGACAAATCCTTATGGACCCGTGTGAAAAAATACACGTCTGCTTTCAGATCTTTATTCTGTGAGTTGACGCTGGCGATGTAGTGGAGCTGGGGGCGTGTAGTGCAGGTCTTGGATTTCACATCCACCCGCTTGTTGTTAAAAAGGTAGTCGTGGGTGTAACACTGCCCACCTACATGTTCTGCGGATTGGATGTATTTGCCAAACGCAACCTCGCCTAGAAATCCTGTCATCCGGCCCACCCCCCGTGTGTATGAATTCGGAGGAATGCCCAATAACTGCGAGCGACAAAAAGCCTCTGCAACATCATCCTTATTCGGATGAAACAAAACGAAGCGATTCTTTAGCTGCCGGAACTGGCTCTTAGTAGCCACTCTTTTTCTTGAGGAGCTTCTTAGCCCTCGTCCCCGCTTTTGAAGGAGGGCTATGGGTAAACCCTTTCTCCTTCAATTCCAGATGCTGGTCGTAGGTCGAAGCCTTGTGAGCTTTGCCTGTCTTCGGATCGTACATCGGATGGGGGCTGAAATTTTTTCTGGTCTGGGGCATAAGTAATTATTGGTTAAATCGTTTAGTGAATCTTTCCCATGCTGGGAAATAGATTTCGTCCATGCACCGCACGATGCTCTCCTCCTCGTATGACTCAGAGTAACTAAGCCCAGAAACGGCGAGAGAGGCATGGAGCATCTCATGCCTAATTGTGTCAAGGAGGT